AGGAAAGTATTTTATTCTTGATACTCCTTTATGATAGAAAAAATTATCTATACCTCGGTAGTACCAAAGTATTTTATCTAAGTGTGCTTTAAAATATAAACTGATATTTTCCTTATCTAAATTATCATTCCATCTTAAAATACTACTATTCAAATCTGTGTACCTATGTGGTACGTGTTCTGTATCTTTTCGCATTGTTTCTAAATCATGCCAATGTGTTTGACCGAAACACAAACAATCCTCAGGATCAAAGTTTGCTATATCATCGATATTCTTTTGTATAATTATATCTAAATCAAAGAACAAATTTTCTCCTTTTTGTCTAACAACATTATCATCAAACAAGTACATCTTATTCCACCACTTCTTTAACTTGTTACCTTTAGGAAGTGGTATAACAGTTATGTCCCGACTCAATCCTTTTGGATTTTCTGTAAGGCAATAAAATTTAAAAGGCACAGTCAAATGTTCTTTACACGCTTCAAAGAGTTTTTCCACGTGCTTAGCAGAATATTTACTGCCCCATTTAACGGTGTAGATATTCATTACCATCCTTTAATTATATTTGCCATAATAAAAAATGCGCATATGACATTAACTAATACAATACAACTTCTAACAATTGCAATTATATCATCATACCCTTTAGTTTCTTCATCACTAAAAGAACCTAATGCCATTTTCCATATGTTCCAACAGTATCTTATCATTCTCCTGTCCAATGTTTTAATAATTGAGGATCGACCAATTCATTTTGTTTTACCTTACCTCTATCAGGTGTAGGTTGTGGTAATAAATCAATATTAAACACGCATAGAATTGGCGTCTCCCTATAAATTTCTGTTTCTAAATCATCATCTTCCCAACTACGACCTCTGTTATAACTGTAAGCGTAGTCTGAAGGAAAATGGTCCCAAAGTTTTTTACCAAAGTCTCCCCACCTCCAACTGTGATAATTATCTGTGCCGTCAGTATATGTAAACCATATCTTTTCTTTATGTTCTAATACATCTTGCCAAATACATTCTGCTTGGTCATCGCTCCATACTTGGCAACTGCCATTAGTATAAGCTCCATGTGCAAGTTTAAATTTTCTTGTTTTCATAGGACGTGGATCTTGCCACCAACTTCTTAATTTAGTAGGCCTTTCCATATTGTAAGTAAGTAAAGGCTCTATATTGTTTTGAATTATTACATCCAAATCAAAGAAGATGAAACGTCCTGTCGGCTTATCTGTTGCAAAATTGTGAGTATTGAAGACCATTGTTTTAGGTCTGTCCCAGCATCTAGCCATGCCATACTTAAAGTCATCGTTGCCGAACCAATACTTAGGATGGATGGTATCAATATCTGGAAATGGTATAACTTTAATATCTGGTAATAGTCCCTCAGCATCATCTGTATAGCAATAAAAGTGAAAGTCATGTTGTTCATTCGTGTGTCTCCTAGACATTTCATATAGTCTATTAACAAAATGTGGACCATATCTGGTTCCCCATTTACTACAAATTACATTGACTCTCATTTATACTCCTCGGCCAATGGAAAAATAATACTTATAACATCAGCAACTGCCTTAGCTATAGCAATATGTTCCTTTTGGGTGCCATTGTCTCCTCTTAGTTCTATATAATGTATCCAACTCCTTAAGGTTCCGTTTACATACATTCTGCTCATAGTGTTTCCCTCGGGTAACACCGCCCTTGCTTGTTCTTTAGCAATACCGTTTTCTATAGCCCAACAATAAGCTTGTCTTGCCGTTCGAATAACATCCTTTTGGTACTCTTCCCATTCTCTAGATATTTGATATCCTTCTATGTCTGTACCAATTTCTATACTGTTTTGCCTATTAGTTTCATCCTGTAATCTAGCTTCTCTAACTTCAAAGTCTAAATCCTTTGTAGGGTCTGCATACCTTTGACTAAACTCTTGGAAACTAAAACTTCTATGTCTTAGTATTTGCCTAGCAATGTCCCTTGTTGTTTCTATTTCTAAACAACAGGATACCATTTCTAATGGACTCCAATGTTTATGTTTCATCAAATATTTTACAAGACCTAAAGCTGTCTTTTTATTATTTTGATTAGCTGGATTACTTACTCTTGCACAATAAGCAATTAGTTCTAATAGATCTGGGTCTCCTGCTGCAGGGTCTAATCCTTCTGGGCCTGCTTTAGGCATTTGACTGTAACTTATTACCTTAACTTGCATAAACTGTTCTCGCTATAACGTAGTCTGTTCCATACTGCTGACCGTGTTCTGCTAATTTGGCAGTCACCTCAACACATTTATCTTCGAAGTCTTCTATATCAGATTTAATTAATAAAGTAGCAAATCTACTTTCCTTAACTATTGATGGGTATGTATCATAATCATCAAATGTTCCTTCTAATATAACGGACTTTTCACTTCTAACTTTTAACATTTTCCTTCCTGTTCATTATGTATTATTTGTGGATTTAACTTTAATAAATTATTAAAGTATCCTTTATAAAAATCATTAGTAAATATATTTTCCAAACTGTCATTACTAATATTATTTTTATCCCAATCATATAATAATTCTGTTTTATGTTCAGGACTATTATATGCTGTTCCTATATTAAGCGCTATGTGTTTACAAGGAAAAACATTTCCTGTTGCACTTAAATAAAATTGATTGTTTACTTTACCTTCGCACTTAACGTGAGGAGCAAACTTTACTTTTCTCTCTTTATATATGTCATCTTTACGACGTGTTTTTAGAGTGTCTAATTCTATAAGTTTATAATCTGGTAAATCTACTTTTACCTTTTTCTTTTTAGGTTTTCTAAGAGGCGGTACCTCATCTATATAAACAAAACCTGTAAATTTATATTCTTTAGAAAGTTTTTTCGCTTTCTTTATATCGATGTGTATATGACCAAAACACTCTACAACCTGTATTCAATAAAGCAGTAGCATTCTGTAAAACTATTTTATCTGGATTGCCTGTGTTTATATTAAATGTTACACTTCCTATATCCCCTAATGTTCTGCCTAAAACTTCCCACCAATCCTGTGTATTATTTTTTCCATTTGTTATTAAGTCTACGCCTGATAATGTTTCTCTAATATACCATTTATTAATAAACATACCTACAATGTCTATCAAGTCTTCATTATCAGTAGGTTCACCTGTAAGTCCACCTATTTTTACTTTTTTTAATTTTGCTTTTTCTACAAAGTCTTGAGTAAATGTTTTTCCTATATCCTCGAAAGTTATTTGATTACCCTCATTATCTATAATTTCCATTTCTACATTTTCAGGTAAGTAGGGATATAAATCTGTAGCTTTATTATACATTAGTTCTATTTGGTCTTCTGTAAAGTCCTCATACCATTGTGGTAATACAACAATATCGCCATCAGTATTTTCAGGATATACAGCAGTCGTATCTTGTAAGAAAAATATATTGTCCTCATCTATTAGAAACTTCTCACTAAATATATCATAATTATATAAAAGGTCATCTTCTTCTTTGTCCCAAGTATCTAATATTTTTTGTATTCTTTTATCCTTGTAAATGTAGTATGCAAGATTACCGTCATCTAGTCTTTGTTTTTTACAGGATTTAAATGTAAACAAGTGTTCTAAATTATTTAAAATTATGTTAGGAGTTACAAATAAAACTCTATCATTTGCCAATTGCATTATGTCTATCTCTAACCAATCTAATCCATACTTAGGAACATGAAAGTTTATATTGTCTATATAACCATCTTTCTTTTTTGTAGTTTCCAAAAGTTCCATTTCTTCTTTAGTAGTAAAGACATAAAACTCAAAAGGATCTTCAATCAGTTTTTTGCACTGGGTATAAAAGGCATTTATTTGTCTTTGATTGTATTTACAATCTAGCTGATTTGCTATAATCGTTACCATGCCATAATCTCAAAAGTTTATCATCTTCTAATTCATCAATTTTTATTTGTTTATTGTCTGCCTTTATAACGTCAACATTGAATAAACAAAATTTACATTCTTTTCTATATTTATGTGACTTTATATCGTCAGGATATGATTTACCTCTATTGTAAGAATACACCCAGTCATTAGGTATATTGTTCCAGAAGTCTCTTTGTCTCCAATAATGATAGTTATCTGTTCCCTTATAAAAAGTTCTAAATATTTGTTGTTCTTCTTCTATTGCATCCCAGAATATATGTTCACATTGATCTTTGTTCCAACACATTACACTAGAATTAAAATAGGTACCTCTTATATCTATAAATTTTCTATCATGTTTATGATTAGGGTTTTGCCATTGTACATGAATAAGACGAGGTTTTAAAGATAGTTCATGTATGTCGGTTATATCATTTTGTATTATTACATCCAAATCTAAAAAACACCAGTGACCATCGTATCCTAAAAAGTTATGAGAATTAAACATTAAAAATTTAGATCTATCCCAGCAATAGTTTTCTTTCCCAAACCAATATTTAGGGTGTAAAGGATCTATGTCAGGAATATCTTTGGTATCACAATTCAATCCTGTGGTGTCATCTGTATAACAGGTAAAAGTAAAATCATTGTGATAGTTTTCCTGCACCATACGATACAGGTTGTTTACATAATGAGGTCCATATTTAGTTCCCCATTTTATGCAAATAAAGTTCATCATATTCTTTTTCTATCTCCGGGTAAGCATCTTGTCCATTTAATAAACAAATCGTATATTCTTCTCTTAACTTTCTACCTGCAAACATATAGGAGTAAACCTCATTGTCAGGTAAATGTTCAAATGTAAAACCTTCATGATACAAAAATGTATCATCGCCATACTTATATTTATCATTATAATAATCTTGTTTCTTATTGTAATGTTCCCAGATATATCTACAATCGTTCCATAACATTATACTAGAATTAAAATTAGATAGTGGAGCATCTGCATGATAAGGAAATTCATGTATAGGCATTTCCCTTTCACCTTTATCTTTCCACCAGGTATAACATATAACAGGATTAGAATTGTAATAATCAAATATATGGTCTATAGGTTTTTGTAGTCTTACATCTAAATCTAAATACAATATTGTACCTAAATCATGTAATTGAAACAATTTTAATTTTTCCATATTGCCAGCAGGCTCATGTTCTAAGTATAGAATACCTATATTAGGGTCTAAGTCCTTGGGATCGTCGGTCACGCATACATAATTATATTTGCCTTTTGTACATTCATAGATAGAATTTACATCATTAGCATCATATTTGTCGCCATATTTTAATGTCAAAATCGTTTTCATATCCAACTCTTTTTATTTATAAATAAGAGAGTATAAAAGAATAAGAGAGTATAGATGGCTACTGTACAGAATATAACTATCGATCAAGGTGCTACGTTCAGCATGGACGTAAATCTTACCAACGACGATGGAACTAAAAAGAATTTAGCTTCTTACACAGCCACTTCTCAATTAAGGAAACATTATGAGTCGACAACTGCTACTTCTTTTACAGTAGCCAAAGTAGATGCAGACGGCAAGTTGACGATTTCATTGACATCTACACAAACTGCTGCTTTGATAGCAGGAAGATATGTGTATGATATAGAAATAGCGAGTAGTTCTGAAACCGTAAGAGTTTTAGAAGGACTTATAACAGTAACACCTAACGTAACGAGGGCATAATGGGAGTAAAGGTAACAGTAGGTTCTAACTCTAATAGAGTAGTAACTTCAACACCTTCTAATATAACTGCCAGACCAGCAACAGTAATAACGTCTCAATCGAAGACTTCTTCGACACAGTCGTTAAGCGGATTAACAGGAGTTGATACATCAGGTGTACAGAATGGTTATACATTGGTTTATGATAGCACCACAGGTAATTGGGAAGCTGCACCAGCATCCTCAGTTGCTTCGTCGGTAACAGCGATTGATGGAGGGACTTTTTAGTCTTATATTATTGAAAATAAAATTAAAGACCAATTAGGAGAAATAAATGGCAACAACAATTCAGATAAAAAGAAGCACAGGATCAACAGCTCCTGGAACTACTGATTTAGTTGAAGGCGAATTAGCGTATGCAGAGGACCGTACTGGAGACGGAGCTAGCGCGAAGTTATATATTTCATCAATCGATTCAGGTGGTAGTGAAGTTATACAAGAAGTTGGTGGTAAATATTACACTGATTTATTAGATAACGCAACAAACTCTAACACTGGAGGAACTATTGTTAAGAGAGATGGTTCCGGTAATATCGCAGCAGGCGTAATTACTTTTGGATCTATATCAGATGGTAGTGTTACAATCACTGATATTGCAGATGAAGATAATATGGCTTCTGATAGTGCTACAAAACTAGCAACGCAACAAAGTATTAAAGCATATATTGATGCACAAAATACAGCCCAAGACCTAGACTTCCAAGGTGATAGTGGAGGAGCTCTAAGCATAGACTTAGATTCAGAAACATTAGACATCGCAGGTGGAACAGGACTAACTACTGTAGGAAGCAGTAATACATTAACAGTTAATCTAGATGACACAGCAGTATCAGCCGGATCATATGGTTCAGGCACAGCTATTCCTGTATTAACTATTGACGCTCAAGGACGTATTACAGCAGCATCAACAGCTTCTACAAGTTCAACTTTAACTATAGCAGCAGATTCAGGATCAAACGATACTGTTGCAGTCGGAACAGATACTTTAACATTTGAGGGTACTACAAATGAAGTAGAAACAACTGTTTCAAATAACAAAATAACAATAGGATTACCTAACAACGTAACAATCGCAGGTAACCTAACAGTAAGTGGTACCACAACAACCGTAGATTCTACAACCTTATCCGTAGCAGATCCATTGATCTCACTAGCGACAGGCAATAATTCATCTGACGCAGTAGATATAGGTTTTTATGGTTTATATGATACATCAGGGTCAACAGACTTGTATGCTGGTTTATTCAGAGATGCAAATGACTCAGGTAAATTTAAACTATTTAAGGATTTACAAGCAGCACCAGGTACAACTGTAGATACAAGTGGCTCAGGCTACGCAGTAGGTACATTGGTTGCAAGCATAGAATCATCTTCAGCAACAATTACAGGTGGTTCAATAACAGGTATTACTGATTTGGTAGTAGCAGACGGTGGTACTGGAGTTGGCTCGTTTACAAGTAAAGGTATTTTATACGGTAATGGTACCGGAGCTTTACAAGTAACAGCAGCGGGTACACAAGGACAGTTTTTACAAGCAGGTTCAGGTGGTACACCAGAATGGGGATCAATAGATGGTGGTTCCTTTTAATTTATAATTAGGAGATTAGATAATGCAACAAGAAGGTAATGAAGCTTTAATAAACGCATATATTAATAATATGGCAAATCAAATAAATGTTTTGACACAAGAAAATATATTGCTAAAAACAAGACTAGAGTTAGCAGAGAAAAATGCTAATGACTTACAGGAAAAATTGAATGGCTCTCAAGAAGAGTTGAATAATAAAGAGGAAGAAGCAGAAGAGAAATGGCCACAATAAAGTTAAAAAGATCAGAGACATCAGGTGATGAACCTAGTACCTCTGATTTGGAGACTGGAGAAGTAGCGGTCAATATAGCTGACTATGTTCTTTTTACTAAGAATAGCGCAGGAGCAATTACAAAAATAGCAAACTACGCAGAAGCAGATACTTCCTTAATTTTCCCAACAGGAGATTATGGAAATGTAACTGACGCAGCTGGGACAGACGCATTCGGACAACAAGTAAGCACAGCCTTCGATATGAATACTACTATTAAAAATAGAGTTCAGACTAAAGATATAGGGTCTAACTCGGAAGTATAAATATAATTAGGAGATTAAATAATGCCAACACAGGTACAATTTAGAAGAGGAACAACAACACAGAACAACTCTTTTACTGGTGCTGTAGGTGAGATTTCCATAGATACCACGTTAGATACCATAAGGGTACATGATGGATCAACGGCAGGCGGACATAGACTTGCACTATATTCTGAAATAGGGGATATTACAAGCGTTGTAGCAGGAGATGGTTTAACAGGCGGAGGTACTTCGGGAGATGTTACTCTTACAGTAGGCGTAGATGATAGTTCTATTGAATTAAGTTCTGATGCTGTCCAAGTTAAAGCACTTGGAGTTACGAATGCTATGTTGGCAGGATCAATAGCCAATGCTAAATTAGCAAATAGCACTATAACTATAGACGGAAGTGCAATAGCATTAGGCGGTAGTGTAACTACAAACAACACGCAATTATCTGATGAACAAGTTCAGGATATAACAGGCGCACAGATTGCTACTAATGGTTCACATACAAACCTTACAGCAACTTACAACGATTCAGACGGAGACGGAGCAATAGATTTAGCAATTACAGATGCTACTATTAGAGGAAAAGTATCCGTAACAGATTCAGGTGGCGACGGTTCATTAGCATATAATAATTCAACAGGTGTAATAACATACACAGGACCTAGTGCTTCAGAAGTAAGAGCACATTTAAGCGCAGGAACAGGAGTTACATATTCAGGCGGTGCTATAAGTATAGGACAAGCAGTTGCAACTTCAAGCAATGTTACATTTGGAAACTTAGTTCTTTCAGGCGACTTAACAGTTAATGGAACAACTACAACGGTAGCAACATCTAATACAGTAGTTTCTGATAATCTTATAGAATTAGGAAACGGAACATCAGGAACACCAGCCAATGATTCTGGTTTAGTAATAGAAAGAGGAGATTCTGATAACGTATTTATCGGGTGGGACGAAACTGCAGATGCAATTGCATTAGGAACAGGTTCATTTACAGGTGCTAGCACAGGCAATTTATCATTTACTAGAGCTAATTTAAATGTATCGGCAGTAGATGCAGCCTCACTTTCAACCTCAGGTAATATTACTGTAGGCGGAACAGTAGATGGAAGAGATGTAGCAACAGATGGTAGTAAACTAGATGGTATAGAAGCCAGTGCAACAGCAGACCAAACAGACGAAGAAATTCAAGACATAGTAGGTGCTATGTTTACAAGTAATACTGAAACAGGTATTACAGCTACTTATCAAGACGCAGACGGAACAATAGATTTAGTAGTAGGAACACTTAACCAAAACACAACAGGTTCAGCAGCAACTTTAACAACAGCAAGAGCAATTGCATTAGCAGGAGATGTTGTAGGAACAGCAAACTTCGATGGTTCAGCAGGTATATCAATTACAGCAACCATACAAGCAAATAGTGTTGCCCTAGGAACAGATACTACAGGAAATTATATGGTAAATGTTTCAGCAGGCGACGGAATATCAATTTCACATACACCGGGAGAAGGGTCCACAGCAACCATAACTGGATTAGCAGTTTATGATTCTGGCGGAACTAAACTTAACTAATGGCATTAGCAAGTAGACAAAATTTACAAGATTACGCATTAAGGAGATTAGGTCATCCAGTAATAGAAATAAACGTAGATGACGGACAACTTTCAGATCGTATGGATGACGCTTTACAATTCTTTCAAGAATATCATTTCGATGGTGTAGAAAAAACATTTGTAAAACATCAAATAACAGGTTCTAAATTAAAACTTACTGCTAACTTGGCAGGTAATTTTCAGAAACCAGAAGTAATCACAGGTTCTACATCAGGAGCTACAGCAAGAGTAGATGGGGCAGATAGTACAGGACAATTTATTTTACTAGAACAAACACTATCAGGCACTTTTCAAGGTGGTGAAACAGTAACAGGTTCTATATCAGGAGCAACAGCTACAACATCTAATACAGACACATATACAAAAGGTGATATAGAAAACGGTTATATACCTATTACAGATCAAATATTAGGCATTACAAGAATGTTTAATTTCGGAGGTGCAGCAACTAACAATACAAGAGACGGTCAGTTATTTGATCTAATGTATCAATTTAGAATGAATGACTTATATAATTTGATGGGTGCGGATATGATTTATTATTCTGTCGTACAAACACACCTAACAACATTAGAAAAACTTTTAACAGGTGATAGACAAATACGTTTCAATAGGAAAACAAATAAGTTGCATGTAGATACAGATTGGGATAAGACATTTAACGTGGGAGATTATATAGTAGCAGAGGCATACGCAATTGTTGACCCAGCTACTTACACAGAAGTTTATGATGATATGTTTTTAAAGAAATATACAACAGCGTTATTCAAAAGACAATGGGGTGAAAACCTTAAAAAATTCCAAGGCATTCAAATGCCAGGCGGAGTAACATTAAACGGAGATAAGATCTACGACGAGGCCATACAAGAGATTACAGATATAGAGAGAGAAATGCAACTCAAGTATGAATTACCTCCCTCACTAATGATAGGGTAGGTAGATGGCAACTAATAATTATTTTCAAGCAGGCAAAGGAATAGGAACTTCCAACGAACAAAGGTTGGTCGAGGATCTAGTCATCGAAAGTTTGAAAGTATATGGTCATGATATATTTTATTTACCAAGAACATTAACAAATAAAAGCACAATATTTGACGAAGACCAACTTTCTCAATTCACACAAGCTTATCCTATAGAAATGTATTTAGAAAACATAAATGGATTTGAAGGCCAAGGAGATATATTTACAAGATTTGGTTTAGAAGTTAGAGACCAAGCAACATTTGTAATGGCAAAAAGACGTTGGGACGATTTAGCATTTAGTTCCCCAGGTACTTTTACACAAACAACAAGACCTAGTGAAGGAGATTTATTATATTTTCCTTTAACTAAATCCTTATTTGAAATAAAATTAGTAGAGTTTCAAAATCCTTTCTTCCAACTTAATAAAATATATGTTTACAGATTACAATGTGAATTGTTCGAATACAGTTCAGAGGATATAAGAACAGGCATAGCAGAAATAGATGGAATAGAAGAAAAATACTCTCAGGATATGTTGGAGTATCAATTACAAATGGAAAATGGAGACTTGCTATTGAAAGAAGATGGTGGTTCATTAATTACAGAAAACTATTCAACTAACATA